AACCATAAATGACGTGTATGCTTTTTCAGCTACATCATCAACCATTATATCCTTTTTAGTTGTGTTGATTGCGTTTAGATAATCGAAGGGGCTCATCGGAATGAAACCCCTGCCATTACCTCAGTAAGACAAGCAACTGTATTAAGTTCGTGATCCGCAACAAAGGAATTCTTATATTGATAGTCCGCAAGAATAAGTACCAATTGAGGTATACTCTGAGGATCAATATAGTCATTCATATTATCGTAAATCTTACGATAAATTGCTGCAGGTTCGGAATCAATATTGTTACTTACCCACTGACGCATACCTTTAAAGTTCTTCTCTTTCAAATGAATCATAAGATCATTGAGAGATACTTCCGATAAAGATACTAAGATGCCTGTGTCAATAGTACCGCTACTACTGTAACGCTGCAGTTCATTAAGAACCTTGCGCCAATCAGGCATATGTTTCATAATAAGCTCAGCTACAACCTTGCGATCGTAATCAATGTTTTCTTGGTTTAGAATAACCTCACATCGATGTAAAAACTGCCCGCAAAGTGGAGCTGAATCTTTTTTAGAAACGTTAAACTCAATTGTAGTACAACGAGAATGCAATGGTTCGATGATTCGATTCTTGAAATTACATGTCAATATAAACCGACAATTATTCGAGAACTCCTCAATGAAACCACGCAATGCGGGTTGTGTTGATTGAGCATTGAGATAATCTGCTTCGTCAAGAATAACCACTTTGTAGCCTCCTTGTAACGAAACAGTAGATGCAAATTGTTTAATCTTATTTCGAAGCGTGTCAATGCCAGACTCTTCGGATCCATTGATCAAAAGAAAATCTAAGTCAAGTTCATTACACAGAGCTTTCGCGACTGTTGTTTTACCTAAGCCGGCTGTCCCGGTAAGAAGCATATTGTGTAGGTCACCTCCTCTAACAATATCTTCAAAGGTTCTCTTGATTGATTCCGGTAAAATACAATCTTGAATTTTCTGTGGTCGATATTTTTCAACCCAAAGAAATTCTGACATTTATAGTACCTCCCAACCAAGAACTGTATCTAGTCTAAAAGAACGCCATGCGTCTTTATCCAAAGACCAAGCAGCGATATGATCAGTGCTTGGGTCTACGTTTTCGATAACGGTTTTAACACCGTTAGCTTCTAGAACAATTGGGTTGAGAGAACAAGGCATAACTCTAATTTCGTCTGAGTCAACCTTTTGAAAGGTCACTGTAACAGTTCCCCTTTTGAGTGCTTCAATTAAGCGTAATGTTTCATTGCGATCCATAATATATCCTTCATAATAAAATTAATAAAATACGGGGGAGCTACCCCCGAATTAAGCTAATACAATTTAAGCTTCTTCAGCTTCAACTGTTTCAGGTAGATCGGCACCTTCTGGTACCATACCCTGTGGAGCATCTTGTCCTTGAGCTTCAGATGCAGCATTTAGAAATGCTACAGTCTTGTTTCTTAGACCACCAACAGCTTCCATTTCCTGTCCTTCAAAACCGCCTCTTTTAGAACAGATATCGATAATCTGTACGAAAGTTGCGATGTCTTGTAGAGACAGTTGTGGAGCTTGTTGCTCTTCGCCTTCTGATGGAAGGACTTTATCTTGTAGTTCAGTCATTTGTTTCTCCTTTGCAAAGTAGACTAATTATGAGAGACCCGACCAATTCGGCATCTTCTCGTATTATCCTCATAATATTATGAGAATTTTTTCTGTGCATAGTTATTTATACACCGAAACTTGATGATTTCTCTAAAGCGATAAAATAATCTAAAGGATTATCCGCATTTCTCCAGTTGGAGATTAGCCTAGATGAAATCGATACCTTATAATCACCTTGTAGCATTTTCAAATTTGAAATACTAAATACGTAATTAAAGGTTTCAGTAGATGATGTGCCTAGATTAATGTCAAATGTATTCGCAGTAGAATCTTTCTCATTGAATACAGAAGCAATAACTTCACCACCTTCACTACTGAAAGCTAATTCTGAATGTCCAAGAACTGCAGCAGCTTTCCTGATCTTATCTAGGTTCGTGGCCGAAAGATCTAGGATAACTTCGCACTCTGGCATATTGATATCTTTACTAGGTTGTGTAAGAATCTCAATCTCAGAATAGTAGTACTTAATCCTTTGAGAACCATCAGACATTGTCAAGAATTTATCGCTAAACTCTAAGTCAGGTTCATCCATAAGATTGTACAGAGACAAAAATTCATTAAGATCATATACGCCAAACGTTTGAGGAAAGTCCTCTAGGATTGATGCATTGGCCATAATGGTTTTTGCTTCGGAAATAGTCTTAAGTTCCTTTCCAGGCTTAAAGACTAAATTCGCATTTATTCCTGAAAAATTTTTCAGGATGTTAATAGTTTCACTTGATATTTTCATAATTTACCTTTTTTAATTTGTTACCAGTATTATAACACAGTTTCACGTGTTTGTACACCTTTATTTTGAGTTAGACCTATCGTGCTCATAAAGCGCAAGCAATCCATAATGTAGTACCTTCATAAGATCTTTTCTATGATCTTCTGAAGTTCCTTTCTTACCATACCTAGCATTATATTTGTCGACATTGCCGAGAAAAAATCCAAGGCCATGGCCACGATCAATTATGACTTCGGAAGATTGCAATCCCCCTTGGCCATAATGCTGTCCGTACGTAGAATCGATATACGATTGGAACTCTTTAATTAGAGCTCCTTCGTTAAATTTGTAATTAGGCTGTTTCATTAATTTCCTCTTCAATGTTTAATACACCATCATCGACCTTTGTGTAAAGATCTAAGAAAGCTGACTTAGTGTCGTCATCAAACCTAGCGATACATAAGTCAATCGCCTTAGCTCTATTCTTAAAGATAGAGAAAGTTTGTGCGATATGACAAAGCCTTCTGGTTGAAATAACTTCATCTACTCCGTCATCATAGAATGTTTTTCTAATGATGTCTGCCCATGTAACTAGCTTTTCAACAAAGTCAGCGTCTTCTGTACCAAACTTAGTCATATGATTGTTAAGTATTTTAGTTTCGATGGATGGTGATGGAAACTTCTGATCAATCGCAACAGTAAACCTTTCTAAGAAAGCTTCGTCAATGATTGAAGCAGCAGTAAACCTACCATCTTCTGATCCTTTACCTTTAGTATTCGCAGTTGCTATAACATTGAAGCCAGGCGCAGGAGTAATCGTTTCACCCGTTTTCTTAACGAGAACAGGTTTACCTTCAAGAATGCCTTGAAGACACATAATTTTATTTGTAGCTCTATCAATTTCGTCGAGAAGAAGGATCGCGCCATTCTCCATCGCTTTAAGAACTGGTCCTTTAGAGAATACAGTCTCTCCGTTAATAAGTCTAAATCCACCAAGTAAATCATCCTCGTCAGTTTCAGGGTTAATTTGAACCCTTATAAATTCTCTGTTTAGTTTTGAACAAGCTTGCTCTACCATAAAAGTTTTACCATTTCCAGATAAACCAGAAACGTATACAGGATAGAACATCTGCGATTTAATCATTTTTACAACATCGTGAAATGCTCCCCATGGAACAAACGTTGGATCCGCTTTTGCGAATGATTTTTCTTCGTTAACGATCGATTGCATTTTTGCTGCAGACGAAATGTCTATCACCTTATTGTCAACCTCTACAGTTTGTAGTAAAGCGCTTAAATCGTAAGTGCCTATTTTGACTCTTGTTTCTGCGGTAAGCATAGGATAAAAGTCTTTTCCTGTGTAACCCATAGACTTTGCCGTGGATTCAATCACGTTCTTTCTGAACGCAGTTTGATCTGGATAATTTGTAGCCAGTTCTTTTAAAATATTTTGTGTTGAGATTTTCATGTCTTTCATAATGTAGTTCCTTATCAATTGTGTATGTGTATATTATACCATGGTTCTAGGGGTTTGTACACCTTTTTTTGAAAAAAAGTATACATTTTTTAGCAGTATTATGCGACACATCTTCCGAATGTGGTCATAAGAACCTTGTTCTGCTTTTTGCTTTTAGAGTACTTTTTAAACGCAGTAGCCATTTGGCCTCTAGTGTGATCTGAAGTAACTTCGAAATCGTCATCAGCAGTTTCAAGATTGTTACCGCCTTTAATTAAGTAAAATTCATTGTATCCAAGAGCGTTAGTTCTAACAACACATTTGTTTTTTCTGTACTCTTTTTGAGCTTCTTTTCTTTCATCTTCAGCCCAAGCATTACCACAAATATCGTCGACTTTAAAGTTAAAATCCCTGTTGTTATCAGCCATAAAGAATCCGATGCAGTTTGTGGCAAGTCTTTTGTTTATATTTTCTAATATTGCCGCTGTCACTCCCTCTCTAGCTTCGGATTTTACTAACTTTCCGTCAATCATCATGTTAACACCTTTCCACAATCCGTGAGAAGCTACTTTGTTATCTTCAAGAGATTGATCCTGGTAAGCTTGCATTCTGTTCGCATCTCCGTCAGAGAAAACGACTAGATTCATTTTTTCGATTGCGTGCTTAACTTTGAATTCTTTAATTAGATGATGTGACATAATCAAAGCTTGATTTAACGGAGTTGAACCAAAGTCTTCTGATTTTCCAATTATCTGCCTTGACACGTAAGCAGCAGCAGTCGCTCTAACATGAAGAGCTTTAAGCGAAGCCTCGAAATCAGATTTTTTAAGACTCGAAGAAGTCAAAAGCGGCATGCTTATTCCATCTAAATCCATATCTCCATCAAACAGTAAACCTTGAGTTTTAAGATCGTAATAATCAATATTGCTGTTTTGTGTTGTAAACGCATAGACGTCAAAAGGAATATTAACTTGCTTACAAAACAATACTAAGTGAATTAGCTGATCTAAAACATTAGGCAATGACTCATACATAGATCCTGAGTAGTCAATCAACATTATCATTCCATGGCTTTTAGCATCATGAAGTCTAGTTGTTTGTTTGAATATGTCCTCATTAGTCTTGTATGAAAACAGTTTGTTTACGTCAATAACTCCAGTTTTTGCGGTTGTCGCTTTAGCCCACTGAGTAGCGGCCTTTCTCATTTCGAATTCTTTAACTGCGACAGCAACACTTCTTTTAGTTGTCTTGATATACGTAGGATATTCCAGAGTTGCCTTAGCAATATCTTCTAAGATATACTCACCGGCATGTTCTGTTGAAATAGCTCTCTCTGCTTGAAGATCTTTAAAGTCAACAACTATCTTTTTTCTGATCTCTTTGTGAATATCAGAAACGACAAGTGTTTGTTGGCCATCTTCGTCAGTGTCAAGTAGTGATTTTTCTGCTTTTCTAAAAGCTTCATCTGTTACTGAAACACCAATATGTCCGTCAGCTCCGTCACCAAGAGAAACAGAACCTTCGTCAGATTGTCCTTTATCTTCTTCGTCTTCTTCATCTCCTGAAGAATTAGGAGTATTTTGTTCTTGTTGATCGTCAGATTGATCATCTCCACCTTGTTGTGAAGGATCGCTTTCTTCTTCTGATTCAGTTTCATCAGTCTCGTCAAATTTGTTTTCGTCTGGAGTTTCTTCTTCCTCTTTATCTTCTTCTTGTGTTTTATCGTAAGCTACGATGTCTTTAACAAGTTCTAAGACTTCTTGAAAGTCCTCAGTTCTCATAGCTCTATCCATAAAGACTTGCTCTTCGTCAGTAAACTCTATATCAACATGAGAGCCGACTTTAGCTTGAAGATTAATTTTATCAATAATTCTTAGTTCTGAAACATCGATGTCTTCAGTTCCAAAAAAGTTGTCTTCGAATAAGTTAGCGTATGCTCTAGAGAATGGACCGACTAAACCAGGATATCTAGTTTTTACTTTTCTCTCAATCCTAGCATCTTCTATTACGTTAATATAGGACCTAGGACAACCCTGAAGTTTTTCAGGACTGTCGTGCCATCCTTCATATGGAGTTTCTAATGCATGACCAACTTCATGACCTACAAATAAGTCATATACGTCTTTACCCATGTCCTTCCACAGAGGAAGGCCGAGAACACGGTTTTTGATGTCAAACCATGGGGTCTGATAGTTACCATGACGAATCGTAAGATTCTCTTTCGCTAATAATTTTGGTAGACTTGAATTGTGATACATATTAACTCCTTATCTTTAATATAGGTATATTATACTACGATACGAGGTGTTTGTACACACTTTTTGCGAAAATAGTATATAGTTTTTATACGTATTTTTTATATAAACCGAGATTCTTATAACTATTTGATCTTAGAGAAGTTGCGCTCTTTAATAAATTCGATCTTAGATCTAAACTTATTCTCTAGGATATCGCCCTTATGGGATATAATGAATACATTCGTGCCATCTTCTAGAGTGTTTAGAATTTTAGTTAGATTGTCGATTCCATCATGATCAAGAGAAGAATCAAAGGTTTCGTCTAATACGAGCAGATTCGTAGATGCTGAATTTTTCATCTTAGCAATCTGTCTCCAAGTGAATAGCAATGATAAATCTATCCTTTGCTTCTCGCCTTCACTAAATGACGCATAGTTAAATGCATCGCGATGGCGTGATCTGATAGTTTCGGTGAAGTTCTCATCTAGGTGAAATGCGACAAAGAAATCAAGCACTTGTAAGTACTGATTGATAAGTCTATTCATGACAGGTAAGTACTGTTTAATTACTTTAGTTTTTATGCCCGTATCTTTCAGCATCTCGCCTATAACTTCATTGTACGTGCGCTCTTCTACATACTCTAGTTTTTTTTCTGTTATTGAGTCTTTGCTATCACGAAGTGTATTTAGCTCGTCTTTAGCAACTTTTATATCACCAGATGATTGTAACAAAGTACTAATCTCTTTCTGAATCTTTTCGATTTCTCTCTGCATGATATTGATTTTATCGTTATTAGAGTTAATCTGACGTTGCTTGCCTAAAAGCTCTTTCATATTATTTTGACATTCTAGTAACTGAGAAGCGCATTTATCATTATCTAGGGATAACTCCTTCATGCCTTGTTGTATATTTGCGGCTGTTTCTTTGATACGACTTAGTTTGTCGTCTTTAATACTAGCATCGATATCTTGATCGCACGTAGGACATATTTCGTTTTCTTCAAAGAATTTTGCTTGACTTACTAAGTCTTTAATTTTAGATTTAAACAATTTATCTTCCGACTTAATATCGGATACTTTCCTAGACAGTTCATCTGATTTTTTATTTTCAAGCTCTGTTAACGCGTCAAGGTTTTTACCTAGATCTGCGGATTGATTGACCAATGCCTTTACATCATCTTCGTATGCTTCAATTGAATTTTCTTTTGACGCAATCATATCTTTATTGATTGCTTGTAAATCTTTAATATATTTGGATTGAGTGTCCATTTTAGCTTTGTATAAATCTAAAGAATGATTAATCTCACTGAGCTCTTCTTTTATCTTAGAATTACGCTCTTTTAGCAACGTGTTCATCTTACTAAATATATTAATGTCTAATAGATCTTCAATAACAGATCTACGAGACCATGCAGGTAATTGCATAAAGGGAATAAAGGAACTACTACCTAATACAACAACCTGATGGAATGACTTATGATTTAACTTAAGAATGTTTTGTTCTAAAAATTTCTGGTAATCTCTAGCATTGGACGACTGATTGATCATATTACCATTTTGCCAGATTTCAAACTTGTTAGGTTTAATACCTCTTAATATTCTAAAGTCTGAACTACCAATAGCAAATTCAACCTCGACAATAGTGCCTTTCTTATTGATACTATTGATCATTTGATCTTTCTTAATATCACGATGTGGTTTACCAAACAATCCAAAAGATAATGCATCCAGCATCGTTGACTTACCTGCACCATTCGAACCGACAATAAGGGTTGATGGAGTTCTGTCTAATTGTACTTTAATTGTGTCATTACCAGTCGAAAGGAAATTTTTCCAACTAACACTTTTAAAATTTATCATACTACCTCTAAGTTCTGAGCTTCTGTATAAAGCTTTCTCAATTCAATTTTCAAATGATCTTTATCTAATTCGGTATCAACCGCTTCTACATAAGAATCCAATAATTCAGTTGTATCTTCTAAAGATACTTTTTCATCTTCAACACTTTCACCTAAATATTCTTCAAAGCTTTCAGCGATTTTTAATTCGTAAGTTTCTATGCTTTGAAGCTTATCAACAAATTTGTCAAACATATATAAATCGTTCTTAGTTAATACGATTAGTTTAATAAACTTGTGCTCACAATCCGTAAAGTCAAAGTTGCTATAATCATTATTAGTATCATCATATACAATCTTTTTAAACATAGTAATAGGATTACGCACCGCTGTAACTTCTCGCGTTTCTGTATCTAATATATGAAAATATTTTGGATCATCAACATCAGCCCATGTAAATTCGAACTGAGATCCTAAATAGTCGACATTACCTTGTGACGATCTTGTATGGAAATGTCCAGATAATACTTTTTCAAACCGTGAAAATATTTCAGCGTTCATTCCGTGTGGATTAGTAATACCTGCCATCATTTCGAAGCCAGCAAGTTCTAAGTGAGCACCCAGTATTGGAGCTTTACACTTCATAGCAAAATCAACGTACTCTTTATAGTTAGCGTTATTAATCCACGGAATCACTGCTACACCTAAACCATCGTAATCTAGTACAGTAGGTTTCATAATAATGTTTACATTACTGGTAAAATAACCAAGCAACTCTTTGAGGCTGCACAACTCGTTAGTGTTTTTGAAATAGACATCATGATTTCCGGGTATAATATCCATGGTAATGCTGGCATCACGCATAGGCTCAAGAAAATGCTTACGATTAGCATTGAGTGCTTTAAAGTTAACGAATTTTCTGTGCTCATAATAGTCTCCTAGATGTAAAATGTTCTTAATATTATTCTCTTTTAAATATGGAAAAAATATCTCTTCGTAAAATCTTTCTTGATACTTTAGAAAAATATCAGATGAATTTCTTACACCACAGTGTGTATCATTTAAAATAGCTACTTTCATATTATACCATAAACAATTCTAGTTTTTCTTTTTCTTTTTCTGCTTTTGCAAACTCTTTAATCTTATCATCTTTTACTCTAATCTTATCGATTCTTTGTCTAAGAGTATCAACATATTCCATAGTTTGTTGCGCACCTGCATCATCCATTCCCATAGCAGCAAAGTCTTCGATTCCCATCTTTTCGATAAATCTAAACTTAATCTCTTGTTGCTTTTTCTCTTTAGTAATTCTGCGTATAAATGCAAAGAAACATATTTGAGTAAAGTAACTAAATGCGTTTGGATTACCTGTTCGTGTGGCTGTATCGATTTTATAGTTATTGATTGCACGAAGACAATTCTCTACGCCATCCATAACCATTTCCTCACGATAAGTGTACCGAACAAAGTTCGGTCTGTGGGACAGGCCTTCGGATATTTTCATAAAGCAAGATGCAATATAGTTAGTTACCGTGGGAGTGGCTTTATCAGCTTCCTTTGCGGCTCTAGCTGAAATCGCATAATCCATAACAGCTTGAGAAAATTCCTTATTGTTTACGTAATGTGGTTTATCTTTTGGTTTGATTTTTTTAGTCATGTATTTCTCCCGATAATAGTATATTATAACACAGTATGCACTAAATGTACATCGTTATTTTCATTAAATTAATTTAGTTTTTTTGCATAAAAAGGTGTACAAATCGCGAAAAGCGTGATATAATATAAGAGTCCACTTGAGGATAGGGGTATACTAATGTATTGTTTTCGTCTCTGTTTCATCAAATTCAAATTGATCGCTCTCCATATCATAATCATAGTCATCACTATATGTTTCTATAGTTTCTTTAATCTCATCTTGACAAGAATACTTAATATATGATTCTTTTGTCTCAGTTACAACCTCTGTATGGTTAATAACAAAGCGCTTCATAATTTTAAACACTTTCTTGTCAGAAAAAGGAAACCAATCCGCAAAAGTCCACATTCCAGCAGGTGAAACCTGCACGGCCGCAGGCCGTTCTACAATGAATGCATGCTCCGAAGCTGACTGGACATAGCAAATTAAATTTTCGCCATTCGTCAGTTTAAAATGTCTTACATCTACGTTTTCGATTGATTCCATTTATATATTTATACCGTGTATTTTATAGTCGAATTTTTCTTTACTATATATTCTAATGCGCTCTCCAGCATGATTTAACGTATAATTCTTTCTAGCCTTCCAATGTAAATCATCAGCAATATCATATACCTTAGTATCTATACCATCTGCAGACTTCCTTAATCCACGTCCGATACTTTGAAGAACCCTAATTTGAGACTTACTCGGTGAAGCAAAAATAATGTTGTGAAGACGCTTAATATTAATACCTGTAGAAAAAGTGCCCATACTAGCGACAATAATCGCGTCGTCTTGCTTCTCTGTAATCGCTCGAATTTCTTCCCTCGTATCCACGTCGGTCTCCCCTGAGACATAAAATAACCTCCTAGTATTGCGCGGCAATGCGTCAAACTTCTCTCTTAACATATCATGTAATGGCTTACCGTGCTTTTCTACGAACTGAAACAATATAAGCGAATTACCTTCCTGATCCATAGCAAGGTTCGATATAAAATTATTTCTGGGCCCGTACTTTACAATAAAATCTATTTCTTCCTGGTACTTCATCTTCGATACCAGTCTACAATGTTCATCACTGTACTTTAATAACAAGACATATATGTCCAGTTGTGATAAAGAGTTTTCTTCTATCAGCTTTTTAGTAGTAGTTACTTTATGTACAGGGCCAAATAAACCCTCTAATACTAACTGATGAGTTTGAGTTCCGTCTAAAGTTCCAGTTGTGCCCATCCTGTATTGCGCATTAACGCATTTTTCTAATATAGCAGTCAGTGACTTAGCTTTAAAATTATGAGCTTCATCGCCGATCACCATCCCGTATTCTTCAAACCAAGGCGTCTGCATCTTATAAATCGATTGCCATGTAGTGATTATAACCCTATGCTTTAAATTATATTTTTCTTTACCAGAATATATTCTATGACAATTCTCGTCAACGGACCAATCATCCTTTGTTGAGTAATCTCCGAAATCCGAATACATTTGCTCAACAAGCGAAGTAGTAGGCACTATGAGAAGAACGTTTTTATCGTACATCTCTAAGTAGTATCTAACCGCTAAATATATAATTAAGCTTTTTCCAGAAGCGGTCGGGCTTAATAACAACGAACTTTTATTGGTTAACGCATGTGAGAGCGCACTTAGTTGATAATCCCTAGGTGTTATACTATCTCCGTTAGCCGTGAGCGTCACCTGTTTCAGCAAACTTTCAATATCATGAAGTTCTTCAATATCAGGTCGTCCATAGATAGAATTATCTTCAACGATAAACTCATAATTGCGAGCATTTGCAAATTCAATAAGGTACTTATAAAGTCCCGCGTAAATTTGTTTTTTCCTTAAATCATACAATCGTATTTTACCATCCCACATACGATTTTTGTACGACGGCATAAACTTGTAACCTGGCACATAAAAACAGAAGTGTTCTGACAACTCCATCTCTATTCCCGGTTCAGTTATAATACTCAGAAATACCTCGTTCTTTTTCTTAACGACTATTTTTTCCATTACATTCCACTAGTAAATTTATTCCATTCAATAATATTTTTAATGTTCTGATGTCTCCACTTAATGTTGTCAAGTATTTCTTTTAAAGTGTCAATTAGTTCTTGCGTGTAATGCATCTTGGCTTGGTGTTCTTGAATGAGCGGATCAGCGTCATACCATTTATCCATATCACCCTTTAAGACAGTAAGTCCGTTTAAAGGATCGTAACCCCAGCCTCTAGAGTCCATTTCTTCTTGACTTAGTTTGCCGTTATAGTGCATAAACTTATCTTTAAGTAAAACTTTAAATTCTAGGTCAAGCTTTTTATATCTAAGCTTATTTACAGAGTATAGTTCTAGGTACTTCGAATGAAGCTTTGCAGAATCTCGTGCTGATTGATCTAATTGAAGTTCATCGATGACAGAATCTTTTTTCCACATCTCAAGTATTTGTTCTAAATTATTCATAATATTTCCATTTTATACATTGTAATATGCATTGTAATATGCATTACATTATATATTTATATACGTTACTTAATTTCGTAGTATGTATACTTTAATGTCACGTCAGCTTGCAGGTATTCTATATCCGTCTGCTGAGTAGAAAATTCAACGGCTGACAAGTTGGTTGGAAAGCAGTCTCTAAAACTAATTTCTTTAGTAACATTATTGTGGCTACTTAAAATAGATAGTGTAGCATCAGACTTAAATTTCTCTCCGCTCTCTATAATGTTATGCATCCAATTAAACATCTCTATATAGTTTTCCATATCTTCAGTCACGTTAAATCTTATAGCAAGATCACCAAATGTGATTCTATCACCGGTAAAGGCCAGGTTAGATCCTTTGTATGGATTTGGCGCCTCTCCTAATGATAAATCAGGAAGCGTCACAGCCGTACAAAAATACTCAACATTAGCATATTGAGTAGAATCGATTTTAAATTGAAACCCAGTGGGACTTAAAAAGTTTTTATTTGCAGTAGTCATATTGTTATTTATACAAGTTATAACATTAGGAATAAAAAAAAGGGACCCGAAGGTCCCTTAATCGCATATCTAATTAAAGATTAGCTGTTTTGCATGATTCCGTCTACTCTAAAGATTCTAAAGTATGGGTTACCTCTAGCAGCACCAGCAGTACCGTCAGTAGCAACAAACGGGTTAGCAACCATACCATATCTAGTTTTGAAACCGATTCTTGGCTGGAAGTCTTCTTCACCAATTGCTTTAACCATAGTTAAAGGAACGTATGGGCAATAGAAGATACCTGCGTCATATGGAGTACTTCCTCTGTAACCTACAGTTACGTAGTCAGGGTTAGTACCAGTTGAATATGGATCTACATATACTTTGAACTTACCGTTAAGAACACCAGCAAAAGTATTACCAGTATCGTCAACATTTAGTGAAGTATTCAAAGCAGGGCTATAGTCAAGCATGCCAGAAGCAGCAAGGATAGAAGCAACATCAGAAGAACAGATTACATAGTTACCTTTTCCTCTTCTTGTTTCTTTAGCAATCGCGTTAGCTTCTCTTTCAATCTGAACGATAAGACCTTTAGCTTTTTCAGCTAACCATCTGCCGTCTGAATCAGTGTGCAAGTTAAAGATACCTTTAACAGCTACTGAAGATTGCAAAGCACCTAGCTTAGCTTTTTGGTTTACAGTTCTAACAACTTCTCTGTTGATTTCCGCAAGGATTTCAGAAGAAAGGATGTTAGCAAGTTCACCTTCAGCGTCTAGACCGTGTACAGCTTTAAGATCTTGTGCAAGTTCCATTGTGTACTCAGCTTTTAGAGCTCTTGACTTAGCAGTAACAGTTGACTTATCGATTTTAAAAGCCATCTCACCGAAAGTAGTACCACCACCATCGCCTAATGCTTCAGCTTGAGCTGTAGTTAGACCAGCACCTACTGTTGAGAAAATCTCACCAGCAGTTTCGTTAGTTGCCAAAGAACCGTCACCGTTATCAACAGCAGCTTCTAGACCAGAAGGTCCAGCTTCTTGAGTACCACCACCTGAGAAAGCTGTATTAGCTTCATCAAACAATGCCTCACCACCAGCTTGGTTAGTGAATGTTGACTTCATAGCGAAGATAAGTCCAGTAGGACCTGACATAGGTTGTACACCAGCGATATCATAAGCGATAAGGTTAGGCATAGCTCTTCTTACCAAAGAAATCAATACTGGATCGAATCCTTTGATTGCACCCGCAGTAGCACCCATACCAGCACCAACAACGTTACCCGCTGCTTCTGATATCATGTTACCTTGAGCTGCTAGACCTTCTTCTCTAGCTGCAATTTCTTGGTTCTCTAACAGTCTTGCAACCGTAGCTGCTTTATGACCGTCTTGAATTGATGGAACATCTGCGTGCTCAAGAACCGGAGCCCACTTTTCCATTAAGTTTTTGTCTGCGTTAAACATTTTTTGTTTCCCCTATTAGACTATTTGTTAAATTTTGAAATAGCTTGTGTATATCTAGCCATAACATCATTGAGTTCAGCTGGAGCTTCGTCAGTACCAACTAGTTGTTGAGCTTCATCTACTGATTCTTGAGCTTCAGATCTGAAGTATGATTCTTTAACAACATTTACTTTCATTGTGAAAGATTCTGCGTCATCAAAATCGATATCTTCTACCAAAGATGCAAGCTTTTCAGCTTCAGTCAATGCTAGCCCAGAAGATGCATTTCTCACAATCTCAGCTCTTTCTAAATTAGAAACAGACTCAGTTAGTGCTATATTATCTTCCGTTGATTTATTTAATGATTCTTCCAGTTCAGCAACTTGCTCGGCTAATTCGTCGACCAGGTCAACCTTACCTTCAGGAACCTCGATATAGTGCTCTTTAAACACTGACTGTAAAGAAGACATAAAGTCCTCAGCAATCTCAGTCCTAAGACCAGTAGTTACTGCAACTTCGTTCTCTGTCATCCAGTTAGAAACAACATAGTTAAGATAAGAATCTACCTTTTCTACGAGCTCAGACTTGATTTCAGTTACTTCTTCTTCAAGATTTGCGACATACTCAGATTCTAGTCTATCAATCTCTGCACCTACTTTAGATTTTAAAGCAGCTTCAAAGATGATTCCAGCTTTTGCCTGAAAACCGTCGGATAGTGTAGCTTCTTCAGCCACCAATGATTCTAAATCTTCAGAGTAGTCAATATGGTCGACATTTACGTCTTCCTTAACCGGCTTCTCTTCTTCTTCGTCATCACCTTCGTCACTTTCCATTGTTTTCATAACACTAGCATAAATCTTTTGTGCGTCTAGTTTTTTTGATTTCTTCAACATATCATTCACTGATGCCATAATAGCAGCTTTAGTTTTAGGCATTTCAACAACAGGCTCTTCTTCCTCTTCTTCCTCATCGGAATCTTCGGATACTTCTTCCTCTTCGTCATCACCCTCTTCATCAGCTTCCACTTTAGCTTTTGCTTCTACGATTTCTTCGTCTTGAACTTGTTCGTCTTCAACGAGCTCCTCGTTAGTAAGCTCTTCAGTTTCTGATACGTCTTCGACTAAATCATTTTCTATTTTGTCATTAGACATAATTTATTCTCCTATTAAGAATTTACAAGTTTAGAGAGGAAATTCTTAAAAGCTTTAATCTCAACATCAGATGATCTAACGCCTCGAGCTTCCTTGATTTCAGTCTCAATTTTCTCAACTTCTTGTGGACAAAGAACGCCATTATTCCATACCCAATCAACACCTTCCATAATTCCATTGACAAACGCCTCTGGAGCTGAAGGGTCTTGAACGATATCTACTGTAGATAACA